CTACTATGGATGGGGTTAAACTTTCTAAACGTGAGAAGGAAATTCTTGATGGTGATGAAATTAAATCACATGAAGGAATGCTCTTTGGTAGAATGTATGCAGACTGGAAGAGGAGGAAGGAACTATAAATATAAAAAAGTCTTGCTATAAATGAGATTTGATCATTTCAAATTGTTAATATTGGAAGGTCCTTATGATAGAGAAAGGGCTATGCAAAGAGTTTGGAACCTTGTAAAAAGTGTTCCAGATGCTCAGTCTGAGATTGAAAAAGCCGCTGATTTATTGGATAAGATAGATGCTCCAGAACCAGAAAAATATATAAGAAAAAAAGTAAATCCTAATTATGATCCAAAGGATAAGAATAGTAAGCAATTTATACGTGATAGGGGATCAAAAACAATAAGTTCTGAATGGGAAGACTGGAATAACAATAGATCAACTGATGAAGATAGTGATAGGAATGCAGCTCAACAAGCAATAGAAAATGCAGTACAATCTCTTAGGGATCGTATTGCGACTGCTAAGAATGATCCACAAGATGATTATCATTTTGATAAGGCTGATGAAGAATGGTTTGGTAATAATGAGAAAAGAGATAAAGATGCTGACTCTTATTATGGTCAGTTAGAGGCAAATGTTGGTGCTGTATTATCATCTGTTAGAGATAGAAGTACTAGAACTGGTATAAGAAATGGTTGGGAGATGCAGGATCCTCAAGGAAAAGCGAGTTTTGAACTTACTGATCGTGCTAAAAGGGGTGGAGCAGAACCTTCTCAAACACCTCAAGGAAGAACTAGTAAAACATCTAAAACTGATCTTGTTATTGCAGGTCCAAATGGCGAAACAATTAATATAAGTGCTAAACAAGGTTCTAATACATTTTATAGTGCAAGTGAACCTGGAACACAAAGAGGTTTGGCAGATGTAGCTGCTACTGAGTTAGCTAGAAAAGAAAATCAATTTAATAAACCTAGAAAGGAAAAAGGTGATTCTGATGAAGAGTATAAGGAGAAAGTAGCAAGAGCAAAAGAAGCAAATGATGAAAAGATTGCAGCAAGAAGACAGGAATTGTTGGATAAGTCTGCAAGAGTGTCAGATGCATTAGATCAAAGACCTGTAAGTGCTGCTGGTAAGGATGCCGCAAATACAGCTCAGAGGGAATTGGAAGATGATGAACCAGAATTTTCACGTCGAATAGGTAGTGAAGCAGCTAGTGGTAAAGGAACAATTAAAGATAAGAGAGGAGTTGCTCAAAAAATAATTAAATCAAAAGGTGTTGAACCAGAAAGAAAGCGTGGAGCAGATAATCCAAATTATGGCAGACCAATTGAAAGGGATGAGGAAGGAACCAAGGATCCAAATAAAGTAAAAGCTACATATGCTGCTAGAAGTGGTAGGAGTAGTACAAGACCTGGTATTATGGCAGCTAGAGACCAGGGAGAAAAATTAAAAACAGGAGATCAACAACAACCAGATCAACAACAGCAGCAAAGACAACAAAGAATGTTGCAGATAAGAAAGGAGATAGAAAGGCGTAAGAAATCTGGTCAAAGAACGGGACCACATTTTACCAATAATCAAATGGGTAATGGGCTACCAGAAGATAAATATTTAAAACTGTCACAAGGTATGAAGACATTCTCAGAGTTTGTGCTAGAATGTTCCCAGTTGGATGAGGGAGGTCTTAGCAGACTAGTAGGTCAATCTAAGAAGAAAGGAGTTGCTGTCCTTTCGGGAACTCGTGGTGACAAATCTTCTAAAGAGAATAAGGCAAGGAACCAACAGTTAGTAAAGGATATTCGTGGTAAGGGTCTTCCTGGTCCTACCAAGGCAAAGGGTAAATGGGAAGGTGGAAGCGAAAGGAGTCACATTGTCACTTCGGGTAAACAAGGTAAAAGAGCATTTAAAGATAAGATTAAAGGTCTAGGTAAGAAGTACGATCAGGATGCTGTCATTACACAGTCTCCAGGTAAGAGTGCAACCTTAACTAGAACACGTAAAGGTGGTATGGATAAGAAGAGTAAGAGTATAGGAAAGATGAGACCAGGTAAATCCAATCCTAAAAACGAAACCCAAATCAAAGGAAAGACCTTCACTTATGAAAAATGAACCTTATGATGACTCTAATTGGAGAGAAGAGTGGAAGAACTACACCTCTAATAAGTTTCAGTTGGAACTATTAGAGAATGGACCCAAGAGTCTTTCTCAGTCATGGATATTGGGTGCTATGCATCAGGACTGGAAGAAGATGAAGGGGTATAAAGACCCAGAGCCACCTGATTGTCAAAGCAGTATGAAGGAGTGGGAAGCAAGTATTAAGAAATATCAATAAATGGTCATAAAGGGTCCACGCGACCCTTTTTTCATATACAATAAGTGTATTGAAAAACAAATTACATTATGTTCACTGCTGACCCTCGTATGACTGCTGACAAGATTATTGCTGAATTGAGAGACCTGTACGGAACAGAGTTTACTGCTGCTGATATCCGTGGTTACTGTGCGTCTCATAATGTGTCTTATCAGACAGTTACTAAAAGACTTACTGATTTTAAAGTTGGGAAGGGTAAATGGAATTTAGAAGTTACCCTAGATAAAGTAGAAGAAATAGAAAGATCATACAATGCACCTGCTGTGGAACCTAAATTAGAACAAAACCTTATTCCAGAAAAAGATGATACCTTCGTCCACTTTGGTCCTTTTAGCGATCTTAAGGCCATTATCAAATCCAATCTGTTCTATCCTACGTTTATCACGGGTCTTTCTGGGAATGGAAAAACCTTTGGAGTCGAACAAGCCTGTGCTCAACTCAAGCGAGAACTTATCCGAGTAAACATTACTATTGAAACTGATGAAGATGATCTCATTGGCGGCTTCCGCCTTGTTGACGGTGCCACAGTCTGGCACAACGGCCCAGTTATTGAGGCTCTCAACCGAGGTGCTGTCTTGCTCCTTGACGAAATTGACCTTGCCTCAAACAAAATCCTCTGCCTCCAACCAATCCTTGAAGGTAAAGGAATTTTCCTTAAAAAGATTGGAAAGTTCATCGAACCAGCAAAAGGATTCAACGTCATCGCAACAGCAAATACTAAAGGTAAAGGTTCAGACGACGGAAGATTTATTGGAACTAACGTGCTTAACGAAGCCTTCCTTGAGAGATTCCCAGTAACATTTGAGCAAGACTATCCATCACCTTCAGTTGAGACAAAGATCTTAGGTAAGGTTGCTGCTAATCTTGGTGTTAAGGATACTGATTTCTGTAAGAGATTGGTTGATTGGGGTGATATTATTCGTAAGACTTTTTATGATGGTGGTATTGAAGAGATTATCAGTACTCGTCGTCTAGTTCACATCTTACGTGCATACAGTATCTTTAAGAATAAAGCAAAAGCAATTCAAGTATGTGTTAATCGTTTTGATGATGAAACCAAGCAGTCATTCCTTGAACTATATGATAAGGTAGATGCTGACTTTGAGTTTGACAAAGCAGAGGAGGCTGCCTATAATGATTAATGCTTGGAGTTTACTTTGGGAAGAATTGAACGGAACTATGGATGAAACTTATCCTGTAAAGGACTATGTGGATGGGCATGGAGATGTCCATTCAACACCAGTGGATGATGTGTATGCTTATCATTATCCACCAACTTCTCCATTATCAGATGATCCTTATCCAACAGTAGGATCACTCGAATATTATAAGAGACCAGACTTAGTACAAGATATTGATCTATCAGATAATGATGATCAAGCAGCACATCACTTTGGTCTAAATAACGAGGGTCAAAAATTGGAGAAAGGAATGATTAGAGAGGAATCAGAAAGAAAACAAGACAATCGATATAAGTATCACGAGTCTGAAATTATTAAAGACATTGAGGATTATGTCTCAGGAACCTATAATGGTCATTACACTGGGGATACTCACGAGTACCGTAATGTTCAGACTATAGATTTGATGGCAGCAAGATCACTTGCATCTTCATTTTGCCAGTCTAATATTTTAAAGTATGGTAGTCGCTATGGTAGTAAGGATGGTAGGAACAAAAAGGACTTGATGAAAGTCATACATTATGCTATGCTTCTATTACATTTTGATGAACATTATGGCAAACCCTCAATAACCAGTGGTAATATTGACCATAATATGCCTTAATTATGAAACTTCGAACATCTGAAACTATGAAATTGTCTGATAAGACATTGACTTTATTAAAAAACTTCTCAACTATTAATCAGTCAATTCTTTTTAAAAAGGGTAATTCATTACGGACCATTTCTGTAATGAAAAATATTTTAGCAGAGGCACAGATTGATGAGGATCTACCTAAAGATTTTGGTATCTATGATCTTAATCAATTTCTAAATGGTCTTGGGTTACATCAGAGTCCTGAATTAGATTTTGCTGATGCTAACTATGTGGTGATTAAAGAAGGTAGAATGAGAACAAAATATTTCTTTGCCGATCCTAATGTAATTGTTACTCCACCTGATAAGGAGATTACACTTCCTAGTGAGGATGTTTCTTTTGAGTTGAGCACATCACAGTTGGATAAGTTACTCAAGGCAGCAGCAATTTATCAATTACCAGATCTATCAGTTGTTGGTGAGAATGGTGTTGTTAAAGTTCTTGTTCGTGATAAGAAGAATGATACTTCAAATGATTTTTCTATTGTAGTAGGAGAGACTGAATCAACATTCTCATTTAACTTTAAAGTTGAGAATATTAAAATTGTTCCTGGTACATATAATGTTGTTGTATCACAAAAACTTTTGTCAAGATTTACTTGCCAAAATTATGCATTGAAGTATTATATAGCTTTAGAACCTGATTCAACATTCGGATGAAACATAAAATAGATCCATCCGAATATATGCAAGATGGATGGGATAGTGCTCCAGGTACTGTCCACCCATATAAAAGAGGATCCCTTCACAATAAAGTAGGGATGTGGATTATGTGGACATACTATGTTTTGTTCACCTTTATGGTTGTGAGGTTGATATGGGTTCTCAATACAAGGTAGGCGGTAAAGAATTTGATAACTGGACACTTGCACAAGATCAAGCTGTCCAATTGTTGAATGATGGTATAGAATATGTAAGTATTCTACAATGGGCTGAAGATAGACAAACGTGGTGTCTTCTTCAAGAATTAAATTTAGAGAGGGGTATTATGCCACCTTCAACTGGGTGGAATACACAGTCTCTTGCACCTTATTATGTTAGACTAAGGAACTTATGAGTGACTTTATCTGGGTTGAAAAATACAGACCCAAGACAATTGATGAATGTATTCTCCCAGAGAATATTAAGAAAACCTTTAGTGATTTTCTAAATAGGGGTGAAATACCGAATATGTTGCTTGCTGGACCTCCTGGTGTTGGTAAGACTACGGTAGCAAAAGCACTCTGTAATCAATTGGGGGTAGACTATTATGTCATTAATGGGAGCGATGAGGGAAGGTTTCTTGATACAGTTCGGAATAACGCCAAGAACTTTGCGTCTACAGTATCTCTTAGCAGCGAGTCAAAGCATAAAGTCATCATCATCGACGAGGCAGACAATACCACTGCCGACGTACAACTCCTTCTTAGAGCGTCTATTGAGGAGTTCACCAACAACTGTAGATTCATCTTCACCTGTAACTATAAAAATAAAATCATCGAACCACTCCACTCCAGGTGTGCTGTGGTCGAGTTCGGCATCAAAGGTCAGGAAAAACCTAAAATCCAAGCAGAGTTCTTCAAGAGACTTAATACCATCTTGGAATCAGAACGGATTGAAAGTGATAAGAAAGTCCTCATTGAACTCATCAATAAACACTTTCCAGACTGGAGAAGAATCCTAAATGAGTGTCAAAGATACTCTGTTGGTGGTAAGATAGATAGTGGTATTCTTGCAACCTTTTCTGACGTAGCGGTAAATGATCTCCTTAAAAATCTCAAAGAGAAGAACTTTTCGGAAGTTCGTAAATGGTGTGTCAGTAACTTGGATAATGATCCTGCTGTTTTACTTCGTCGCATTTACGATTCTCTTACAACTTCCTTGGTTCCTACCTCCATCCCTGCTGCTGTTCTTATACTTGCTAAGTACCAGTACCAAATTGCCTTCGTAGCAGATCAAGAAATTAATTTACTTGCTTGTTTAACTGAAATTATGGTGGAGTGTCAATTTAAATGAGAACTCAAAGAAAAGAAAACTACTATTATGTTTTCTGGACTGTAGCAATGATTGCTTTCATAGTCCCACAGGTCTTTACTGCATATGCATATATGAGTATTAAAGATCTTCTTGATAAACCAATAAAGGTTGAGTATATAAATCGGGAGAAAATGTAATGAAAGATGAATTATTAGAACTTCTAAAGAAGTATGCATATAAGAAAGGTGAGTTTACTCTTTCTTCTGGTAAGACAAGTGAGCATTATGTTAATTGTAAACCAGTAACATTATCTGGTAGGGGATTAACCCTTGCTAGTTTGTTGATGTTAAAGGAAGTTGAGACTAAAGTTGTAGCAGGACTTACTCTTGGTGCAGATCCTTTAGTTGCAGGAGTTTCTTTAGTATCTGCATTAGATAGTAGAATGGTTAATGGTCTGATAGTTCGTAAAGAACCTAAAGGTCATGGTACAGAAGCATGGATAGAAGGACCATTACCACCAGAAGGAACAAAGATAACTGTATTAGAAGATGTTGTTACTACAGGCGGTTCTGCTATCAAGGCAGTAGAGAAATTGCGTGATGCTGGTTATGTGGTAGAAAGAGTAGTGTCCATTGTAGATAGACAAGAAGGTGGGAAGGATGCTATGATAGAAAAGAAATTAGAATTACGTAGTTTATTTGAATTACCAGAATTGGTAGGAAAATTTTTATGACAGATGAAGTAATCTACAGGGCAACAGCAAACCCTAATGCAACTAACAGCGAGTTAGATGCAAAAATTATTATTGACCATACAAAAAAAGATGGAAACCGTGACGTTGAGAGAGAAGAAAATGAAAAAGTCTAAACTAGAGAAACAAAGACATCAAGTGAAGTCTAGATGGTATTATATCTTCTGGGGAACCTGTACTGTAGCAGTATGTGCTGGTCAGGTTCTTGTTGGAAGTGGTTTCCGTAGAATGGCAGAAAGTCTTGATAGGGTATTAGATGCTCCTATAAGAATGGATATTGGTATCCCTGGTCCTAGACATAGAATGGTAATTCCTGAGATGTGGGATCCTGAAGATCCTATGGTTATTCGATGATCATAAGCGAGGCAGATGCTTTATGGGCTGCTGACGAATTTATTGATTACTTTAAAAATTTTACATCAATAGAAGATTATCTTCGATATGTAAAGAAGCAGTTGGTTGCTCAAACAAGTCAACTTTTTCCTTTGGAGGATGAATTTTTTAATGAAGATATTCCTCCAAATGAGATGGAGTTTGATGTCAAATTTGTTGGTACTAGATTTGATTCTATACCACAAGACCATTATAATAATCTCTTAGCAGCAGTATCTTCTCACAATAATGAAAGTAATATACCAGGCAGAGAATTACGTTGGATAGTATATGAAAAGAGAACCCAGAAAGTTGTTGGGTTTGTTCGGTTTGGTTCTCCTACAATTAATTCTAAACCAAGGAATATATGGTTAGGGAAAGAACCTGACCTTTCTGTGTTTAATCGTCATGCTGCAATGGGATTTGTTATTGTTCCATCTCAACCCTTTGGATATAATTATCTTGGTGGTAAACTTCTTGCATTGATGTGTGTTTCTCATTTTGCAAGAGAGACTTTAAATGAAGTATTCCAGAAAGATATTGCTTTATTTGAAACTACTTCATTGTATGGTTCTACGACCTCTGCGTCGCAGTATGATGGGTTAAAACCTTTCTTTAGGTACAAAGGTCTAACTGAAAGTAAGTTCCTTCCCTTGCTTCACGAGGAGGTCTTTCACAGACTCCATAATCGATTCAGTGTATGGAATAATAACAAACCGTTAACTCTTAACACTGCTTCCTCCAAAAAGATGAAAAGACAGACTAAAATGATTGCTTGGACTAAAAATTCTTTAAAGGAGTGTGGGCAGCATGAAAAACTTAAAGAGTTTAATGGTGTGATTAAAATGGCATTTGATCTTACTCAAAAGAAGAGATTTTATATCTCTGACTATGGATACTCTAATGTTAGAGAGGTTATTAACCAGGAACAGGATAAATTATTACCAGGGCAGAATTGGGATAAATTTCAACTTGAGAATATAATTAATTGGTGGAAGAAGAAAGCAACAAAGAGATATGATAAATTAAAGCAAGAAGGTCGTTTCAGAGATAAGGTCGAACTCTGGACTAATGATGATGACATTCAGATCATAAGATGAAAAAGTATCTTAAGTTAACCCCAGAAGAATGGGGTCTATTATCACTTATATTTCTTGATGAGTTTGTTAAAAGAACTTTAATGGGAATATACAAAACCTATGTTGCAATAGACACTTGGAATTTTAATCGAACATTGGATAGAAGGAATCAAGAACTTTATGAAAGCACTCCAAAACCAAAATGACTGAACTTAAAGATTGGTTGAATTCTATCAACTTTACAAAACAAGATTTACGAGAGGAAGATCCTGATGTCATAAAGGATTATGCTCCTTATATTATTAATCGTTGTTTATCAGGTCATCTTGATTGCATTATGTTTGCGAATGAGATGAACAAGTATTCGTTCTTAGATAAGGATATGCAATATTCTTTTTATCTAAATACTTTGAGGAAAAAGAAGAGATTCAGTCCCTGGCTCCGTAAGGATAAAGTCACAGACCTCGAAATCATTAAACAATACTATGGTTATAGTAACGAAAAAGCATCACAAGCTTTGAAAATATT